CAACGCCATTGCCCTTCTGAGTAGTTCTCAGAGCAGCCTTTGCACCAGGAGAAAGAATATACTTACCCTCAAATACACCAGCCTCTTCGATACCAGCCTCAAGAGCAGCAATGCCGGCGTAGTTAGAACAGTCAGCGAATGTTGCACCGTTGAATATACCAGCGGGCTTTGTTGCACTACCAGCGTCACCGCTCAACAGAGTCTCTTCGAGTTTGTCGTTGATGCTGTTGATAAGGTCAGTGCGCAGGATTTCCTCAGCGTCGGGAGTTGCCTGGATCAGGAACTGACGAGATACCTGGATATAGGTAGTCAACTTCTTGGGGCTGAAGGTCTTATGGCCGAATGAACCGGCACCGTCTTCAGCAGCAGTAGTCTCGCCCTTCCATGCACAATTTGAAGCAGAGTATGAGGGAATCTGCACGTCACCGGTAAGACCGCTCATAAACTTTGCACCAGCCTGGACCATAACGTTCTTTGCACGCAGAGGGCCAAGAACATCCATAATCTGAGTGGGGACTACATCCTCACCCTCAGCAGCAACAGTCACTGCGGAACGTGTGTCATACGGCAGAACAAACTGACCAATATCAGTGATACCTGCCTCTTTCATACTGCGGACGCCGAACTCGTTGATCTGGCGTGCAGCCTCGTTAAGACTTCTGTGTTCAATCAAGTCGTTAACGGTTTGAATCAATGAAAAATTTTTCATAACTTTTATATTCGAAATATTTTTTACATTTGAACGCTCTTCATCGGCGTCCTCTTTTTCTTCTTTTTCTTCGTCTTCTGACTTCTCTTCAGCGTCAGAGACTTCTTCTTGAGCATCATCTTCTGACTTCTCATCGTCCGATTTCTGCTCTTCGTCTTCATCGGACTTCTCGTCGTTAGGCTTCTCGTCTTCGGGCTTATCAGTCTCTTCATCAGAGCGGCTTTCATCATCTTCTGACTTCTCGTCGTCCGACTTCTGCTCTTCTTCTGACTCGTCCGGCTTCTGCTCTTCAGCATCGGGAGCCTTTACTTCTTCTTCGTCCGATTTCTGCTCTTCTTGTTCACTTTGTTCACTCTCTTTCAGCATCTCTTCGTCTTCTGCTGCTTCAGCAGAACGCGCTTCAAGATAGGTCTTTTCGTAAGCAGGCTCGTAAACGCAACTGAGATCATGAAGTGAATCAATCTTCAAGATTGTTCGGAGAGACGACCCGTCAGCATTGCGAGTCATCACATAATGCTCTTTGTCTCGCTTTGTGCGGAAAGCAAAAGAGCAGTTAACCAAATCACCCCTGCGAATCTCTTCGAGAGTGTCATCACCTAACTGAGTGTTCGGGGCTTCAAAAGAGAAATAAAGTCCGTCTTCTCTAAGTTCGGTATGGAGAGAACCCTCCCCGCGTCGAGAGCGAGCAAGAACCTTGCTGCGATCATGATTGTATGTGAACAGAATATCGGAACGGTCGAGCAAATCCTGGTCAACTGCACTGCGAGAGATTGTCTCGTATGTATTGCCAAGAACGACGCTCTTTGTGTTGAACTTTATCGCGCAGCCGCTGATTGTACGGCCTTCTTGAGACGCTCTAAGTTCGTAGAAATTTTTAATATCCATATTCGTTCTTACAATAAAAATAATTTACTTTTCGTCATCGTTATTGTCGTCTTTATTATCTATGGCGTTCTGCTTCGGATCACTGTAAGATACGGTCAGTGAATCGGCTCCAGCCATTTCCGGATAACCTAAGGCTTTGCGGACTTCGTTGCGAGTCAAAATACCCTTGTCAACGAGATTTCCGTAGAAATTGCTCAACGCTGACTTATCGGCAGTCAGTATGAACGACTCGTCCAAATCTATCACGTATGATGCATAGATACCCGTGCATAACTTGCGATTGAATTCATCTTCAATCAGAGATATGTACGGCTGTAGTGTATGTGTCAGATATTGAATATTTGCTGCTTCAATCGTAGAGTAAGATGAATGAGTCAAATCACCTAACATCACCGGAGAGAGATTAAAGAATCTCGCAACTTCAGTCAGGTTCCATTCACGAGACTCGACCATTTGAGAGTCAACCGGCTTTGCTGAGATTGCCTGGTAGTCCGCGTCACCGCCTAAAACTGCAACACCGCCGGTACCGCCGCGTCCATACGTGCGCTCCCAGTTATCTTTCATCTGCTTCTTCTGAGCGTCACCGATTGGTCCGTTCACTTTCAATACACCAGAGATGTTGCATCCAGCAGCAAAGAAATCGGACGCTGACTGCTCAGTTGCATCGGACGTCTTAATCGTCCGGTCAGCATAAGCAACAATGCCCTTTCCGTTAACTCCGTCTTCTCCGTTGATAACGAGATGAATCATATCTTCGGGAAAGATTTCCTTAGAAGATACGGAAGGAGCGATATACGTCAAACGCTGTGTCTCTTGTATGAATTTTATTGACACTGTACCGCGTGGCATATACTGCAAACCAGTGATTTCATCACCCGCTCTGCGGATATACGCAAAGGCATTTCCGTACAGAAGCAAGTCGTGCATCAACTGTCTCATCATCGTATATTTGCTCATAACCGGATTGCTCTCAAGAGCGTCCGTTATATCATTGCCGATTTCAGTATCAGTCGAGCCGGCTCGTTTAACGTTCACCGGAAGACGCGCAATAGAGTTGCTAATCAATGAGACAGCAGCAAATACGGACGATAGGCTCAACGACCCTTTGCCGCTGAAGTTGCGTCCGAACATGAATGCACCGCCGTCCCAGTACTGGCCGGGCAGCGCGTCTTCCGGGGCGTCTATCTATGTAGTCTCTACATCCCGGCTTCGTTTGAAAAATATATCTCTTAGAGCCATAATTTGAATGCTTATAATCTATTTATCTCGATTAAAAAATTTCAGAATTAAGTTACCGAAAAGTCGTGTCCGCCTACTTCTAACCAAGCCCCGACAGCCATTAGCGAAGATATAACGGGGTCGATTTTGGCAGTCCGTTTACCGCCTGCTTTTATAGGCTTCTGATTTTCATTGTGGTCAGATTTAATCTCGACGTTAGAGTGACACCAGCGGACGAGATTGTTATCATCTATGATGAGTTGACCCGATAACATCAAACGCTGGTAAGCCTTTGTGCATTTGGACATATTTCCGATTGTTTGAGATTGCGGACTCATCGGTAAGCCCTACTGTTCACATTGGATTGCCCATTGAGAAGAGTTCCATTGGTCATACGCAATTCGGTAAATTTGACAAGTGTCGTTTAAGTTGAGCAAGTCAGTGGTTATATAATCATAATCCGCAACGTTGCCTGGGGTCGTTATGAGCCAGCCCTGACGTATTGCTTCTTTGTATATCTCGCAATTAAGTGTAAGATTTACGCTTTCTTCTGGTATATAACATCGGGTCTTCAAGATGAACTTGTCCGGATAAAACTCTCTGTCCGGATTTGGCGGTAAAAGAACAGTTGCACTACAAAGGTCTTCTACGGACGCTAAGTCAACGCCGCAATAACATACTTCATCGTCCGTATGGATTTCAGAAATATCGACCTTCTTCATACTTGAAAGTATATACTTGTCCGGTATCCATACTTCTTTGCTCTGGACCCATTTGTTAAAAGTTTTCGTAAGGAGATTGGTCATTTCGGACGGGTTATTCTTAGCCTTACGTATCTCCCTATAAACGTAGTCGTCGTGAACCGTTTGACCTAACGAGGGTATTGCCTTTATCCAGCAAGATGAATCTTCAAGCGGGTCGTCTTCTTCATCTAATTCATAAATGGCTGCAAACATCGACTCATCTTCTTTCTTTCCGTATAGAATATCAGCGCAAACATCTCTCATTATCTTGCAGGGTCCGAACAGATTGAACCCCGCAGTAGTGATGTATATCATCATCGGGTTCTTTCTCATACCCATTGATGAAGTTATGAGATTGGATATATCATTGGTATCGAAAGCATGATATTCATCGAGGATACCTAACCCTGAGTTAAAACCGTCACCGAACTTACTCGAAGAACTCATTATCTTCATAACGCTCTTTTTAGCCCTAAAGCGTATCGTCGTTCTAAGAGTGTCAAAGATGCCGTGTTTGTTAATCGAATCGCAATAATCGGACGCTGACTTAAAACCGATTGCAGATTGCGCTGCGGAAGGTGCAACAATATCAATCTCTTGCCCCATACCCTCATTGGTCAGAAAGTATAAGCCTAACGCAGAGATGAGCGAAGTCTTTCCGGACTTACGTCCAATCTGTATATAAGCGGTATTGGTGACACGCTTTTCGGGGTCGTTCTTTTTATAAAATCCGAATAAGTTTGCGACCAGCCAAACTTGCCAGGGGAGCATCTCGAAATTCTTACCTGCATGTTCATCAGTCGTATGCTTCAAGTGTCTTACAAAATTTATGACACGATCTACTTTCTCCGGACAAAAAATTATGTTCGGATATTTCCCGTCGAGCCGGTCGAGATACCGCTGACAGGCAAGTTGAATCAAGTGTCCGGCTAAAATTTTCCCGGACAATACGTCTTCTGCATACGTCCGGTAGTCCATTAGTCTCCGCAAAGTTCGGCGATATATTCTTCAGCAGTCTCCGATGAATCATCACCGCCCTTTTTCATTTTTGACTTACTCATCGGTGTCAAAGCAAACTGAGTGATGAGTTTTTGCAAATACGCCTGAGAGTTATTCATCACAGTTAATGCTGGATTTCTCTGCACGCGGTTCTTTGAGTCTTTAGTATATACGCCGTCCGCTTTCACGGAGTGATACGCCATGAGATAAGTCTCGTAAGTTTGAGCGATTAGGTCGAGCGAGAGTTGCCATTCATCACGCAACTCGCCGTAGTCTTTTCTCAGAGATTTCAGAAGCGTCGTCATATAATCCTGGACGTCCTTGCTATAATCATCTGATTTATAACGGTTTATGTTAATCATATAAATCCAATAAAAAAATTTTAACTTTCACGTCCGGGCTGACCGCTTTCCAAAAGCCTAAAACTCACCTGTATCGAAGAGAGCTCCAGGGGCGATATTCTGGCCAAAAATCGTCAAAAAGGCCTTAGCCGGGGTGTTAACACTCTTTAACACATCAAACGTGGTCGTTGACAATCAAATCAATACCAAATTCATTCTTGTATTTGTTGATAACGATCTGACGCTTCTCTTCCAAGAAGATACGCTGCTGCTCGTGCAGCAACTCCGGTGTCGTGTGTATGAGTGTATGAGTGTACGTCGTGACGCTGACGAGATTGTCAGGGTCAGTCAGCAACATCATTTTGATTCTGTCGTCAGCCTGGTCGTCAAACTTGATTAGGTGATGCACGTGTTCGGCCAGTCTTATACGTCCGCAAATCTTCTGCACTTCATCGAGTGGATGATTCTGGTAGTAAGTTTGGCGCAACGCTTTCCATTGCTTATTGTTATAGAACTTAGCCTTGCGCTTCTGGTCAGTAGTCAACTCTCGTCTCGCTGGACGTTGACGTCTCTTCGTTGAAAGTCTCTCAATCTTTGGCATTGTGTATAATCTCTTCTTTCTTCTATTTATCAAAGTTAGATATTTGACAAAAAAAGCAGCCGATCCTCGCGGACAGGCTGGCTTCAGTAGATGATACTAAAAAATTATTCAAAAAAATATGAAAGTTAAAACTAATAACACTGTGTAGTTATTCTTTCTCTCATAAAATGATACAGATAATTCGCAATTAAGTCTAACGTGCAGCGTTATTATTTTTATTATTGTTTGCTTCTTTTCCGTGAACAAACCCCGTGATGTATATCATCACTGAAATGCAAGTCAGCAAGAACAGTTGCATATCTATCGTTGCATAGATTGCAAGCAGTGCAATCACTGTACACAGCGTGATTAGAGTCGGGACGACTTTAATCTCGTATTTGGTTTTATTTACATCCATACTCTATTTATCTATGGACGCTAATAAGCAAATTCAATTTTGACTTTTTTGCTTCGTGATAAATAGAATAACTGAAAAATTATTTTATTAGAAAGATGTGTACATTTAGTTATTCCCTCTCGGCCGCTAACAGCGACGAATGGATGCCGATCCCAGGCTACGACCACTACCTTATAAGTAAGAACGGTCAGATACTTTCTTTCACCAAAGATAAGAAAGGTAAGGTGAACGTCAATCAGATGGTCACCAATAAAGTTCACCAGAACGGATATTGTATGGTTTGCCTAACATAGGGCAAAGAGAGACGTGTAGTTCAAATGGGGAGACTGATGCTTGAATGCTTCGAGCCGCGTGAGGATATGGACACACTCGACTGTGACCATATTGATGCTAATCGAGCCAATAATAAACTCAGCAATCTCCAATGGATAACTCATAAGGAGAACGTCAATAAGCGAGAGAAGCGTTACATACATAAGCGCGGAAAAGCAATCGTCGTCTTCTGGCTGGACGGATCAGTCACGTGTTATGCAGAGCGTAAACATTGCCCCATACCAACATCTACGCTTACTCATCTCTTGAACGTTGACCTTAACAATAAGCAATACTACACTGGTTCAAGTAAGAAGTATAACGTCGAGAGAGCGTTCTTCGTTGATGAAGTACCCTCAGAATATCAAAAGCGGATGGGTATTTTAACAAACGTTAACGCAAGCGAAGATAAATAGAAGTAAGGAGTTAGAATTGTTTTCAAAGCCATACTTATTTTAAACGTTAAATTTTATTTTTTGTCATGTTGAACCGCCAGACTGCGAAGTTAGGCGGTTCTTTATTATATTAGTCGTCCAATATCTCTTCTATCTTGTTTGTACCGAAGCCCCAGCGAGGCCAATACCTGAACGTATGGACGTATCCGTATATATCTTCTACTGTTATATCCATACATCTTTTCTTCTTGAGTCCGATATTGAATAAATCCTTACAATCAGATACGTTGCGGACGTTCCATTCGCCAATCTTAATCTCTTTGATTTGTCTCCGGACAATCTGCTTCTTCTTGCGGACGTCTTCTGGTAAACTCGACGACAGTCTCTCTATATCTTCGAGACTCATTGCGGGAGCGGACGCAGCATCATACAGTCTCTGTGTTTGCTCTATATCGTTGAGCAGTGCAGTATGCTCTTCTTTCAAGCGGACTTCCTGTAAGTCCAGTTGCTTCAACTTCTCTTCTGCTTCTTCTTTGGTCAGGAACTCATCGACGACGAGAGATTTCACTCTTGCTCTCTTTTTATTGATTGCTTGATAACGGACGTCCAGAACGTCCAACTTAGTATGGAGATTATCCAATTCGGTTTGATAATGAATCTGCTTCTCCTGGTTCTCTCTCATAAGTTCGGACACTTCAAGCGTTGCCGCAACCCTCCATACAATATCGTCGAGAACATCTATGGACAGTTCGGTCTTATAAGAACATCTGTCCGGATGCTCGTGATGATTGAAGCATCTATACGTCCGTGCAGAAGAAGTCATGTGATAACCGCAGTTCGGACACTTGATTAACCGGTTGCATAAACACTGAGCAGCGTAGTTATTCTTTCTTACTGTCCGGAAAGATTTGCGGAGTTGCTTACATTTGTCAAATAATTCGCGTGTTATAATCTGCGGATATATATCTTCTCCCGTGTACCGCTCAGTCATAAGAATATCGGCCACTCGTGATTGTGTTATTGCACGGTTCTTGTCATCGGTAACATTGAGTTTTTGCAGTTCGGACGCAAGCGTAGTAGTTGACCATTCGCCCGTTGCATACATATTGAAGATCATACGGACGACTTCAGCGGACTTCTCATCTATACGGACAAATTTCTCTTCATCTACTGTATAACCTAACGGCAGCATCGTCCCGTCCCATTTACCTTCTCTTCTGCATCTTGCTTTTCCGTAAGCAAATCGGAGTTTTTTGGTTCTCATCTCTGACTCTGCGAGTTGAGAGAAGAGCGTGAATATCATTTCCATGGAGTCGTTGACTGACCCATCACTGTTGAGCAAATCTATACGCGGTTCATATATGGACAGTTGAATGTTATGCCTTATGAGATAATCTTCTAATGAGAAGAGAACTTTCTTCTTTCTTGCGAGCCTGGAGACTTCGGACGTGAACACGCAGTCGATTGATGAGTCAGTCTCGATGAGTTGCTTCATCTTGTTAATACCTAAACGCTCTTCTTCGGAGAGTTTGATACCGGACTCTTGTTCTTCGATGAAATACATCTGCTCTTTCGTGTACCCGGACGATGCTGCCATACGAATAACATTATCTGACTGCCCGTCAGTCGTTTGACTCGTAGTTGAGACTCGTAAGAAGATGATACACTTGCTCTCTTTTGTTTTTGCTTTCATAATGAAAAGTTTTGTGCAAATTTCCGATTTTATTTCCGGATTTCTGCGGGTTTAAGATAAATTAACTGCATCTCTTCTCATTGTAAGCAGTTTTAGGCGAGTTTGACAAGCCTTACTTAGAACTGCTGACAATGCAAAAAAAAGATTTGCTGCAAAGATACAGCAAATCATCAATAATACATTATTATATAAATGAAAAGTAAAAAACAATAGGCTTATTTAACGGTTTGGTACACTGTTTTACCAGAGGATTTTACGGCTGCGAGAACCTGACGCCGGTTCCGGTTTGAATATGAAACGTGTATCCAATCATAATTATATTCGTTGATTAACTGATCGAACGGGAGATTCATCATTCTAATCATATCGAAAAGTTCTTTGTTATCTTCTCTCTTATCGGACACTGAGCGAATATCGACCGCTTCTCCGGTCTGGTGTTGAGACGTTGAAGAACCCCCGACTGCGGTATTGAGTTTAGTACACCGATAACCGCTGGTGATGATAATCGGACGTCCATAATGAACTCTCAGCGGTTCAAGAATATTATCGACAAGAGCCTGGATGTTCTTTAGGCTCTTCTCGTCCGGTGTATTGTCAATATTTTTCCTGGTTGCAGTTGCGGATTTGACAAACTCGTCCAAAGTGAAATGTTTACTGAGATTCATCATACACTCTATTTATCCGGATGTCAGAATAACGTATTAGGTACCGGTTCGGACTTCTTCTCTTCTATGTAGTATTTTTCCTCTTCGATTCGCTTAAGGCAAATATCATAATATTTCGATTCAAGTTCGAAGCCGATGAAGTTCCTTCCTTCACGCATCGCTGCGATTGCTGTGCTGCCTGACCCCATACAGTTGTCCAGGATGAGGTCGCCAGGATTGGTGTACGTCCGTATAAGATACCTAAGTAAGTCAACGGGCTTCTGAGTCGGGTGCATATATTTTTTTACAGATTCTCTGTTCCTGTAACATAATATGCTTCTATTATAATTTCCTAATTCAGTCGTCCACGATTTTCCAGACCAGTTCTTTACGACTGTATCTGTAGTCTGAACAGAGTGATGATATTTAACTTTCTTTAACTCCGTATTATGATACGTCGGAAAGTCTTTGTAAAATACGCTTATTATTTCGTGAAACTTTAGAGGGTTCTTTTTGCACAATTGAAAGTTTCCGGGAGTATTCTTCTGCCATATCCAATCGTACCTGAACTCCTTGATATTTGACATTCTGAGGTACGAACTGAAAGGCTCGCTTCCGAATAAAATTATAGGACAATTGTCTTTCCTTATACGCTTGTACTGCTTCCATAAAGGCTCAAAAGGTATCACTGAATCCCATTTGCAAGCAGTCGTTCCATAAGGCAAATCGCATATAATACAATCGACTGACTTGTCAGGAATTTTCGCCATCCCGACAAGACAGTCCTCGTTATAAATCTTGTTAATTATCTCCATTTTCTTCTCCGCTCAGTTTGTTTAATTTTGCTTCAATAGATTGTAAGTAGAGACGAATAGAGTTTGCGTCGATGCTGGACTTGTCAGCCTGGTCGTCGAGGGCTTGCATAAGTTTGAGAGTGTACCCGTCGATTGTTGCCAGGACGTCCGCTGCTGCTCCGTTGATTGAACGGTCGAGTTCATCCAAATGATCGTGCAAGTCGTTGATATGCTCTACGGTGATTTCCTTTTCCTTATAATCTTTGCGCTCATACTTCTTCTGAGTGAATCCGAGTTCGGACAGTTGACGACGAATCGACCTGGTAGATAAACACGGATACCATTTCTGTACACGTGCAATAATATCTTTCTGGCGCATCGTAGAAATATCTTCATCTTCTCCGAACAATGCAAGAACCTGTTCACGGGTCTCAGGCTTCTCTAAAGCCGGACGTCCGCCCTAACGTATCTCTTCTTCTCCGGGTACATTGTCGAGAACCCTGAAGCCGTATTGGACTGCCAGATCGTTCAACTCTTCTACGGTAGTGTTATTGAGCAGATGCTGGTAGAATAGAACGACGTCGTCGAGATTGACCAGGTAAACGTCGAGTGCATACACCTGGAAAGAATAGAAGAGATTGCAGATGCACTGAAATAACAGATGTTCGGGGTACAGAGACTTCTCTCCGTATTTGTTGATTAACATCGCTGCTGTCAAACGGCAAATTGTCCAATATTCGTCTCTATTATATTGGCGCAAGCGGACGTACATATTATGCTGGTTTACCAGATCCTTCTTCTTATACTTATTAGTAAGATAACTCGCAAGAGAGAAGTCTCTCAGTTTGGAAATATAAAACGTAGAGATTTTGCTCCCGACTTTGTAGTCGAGTTTATACCCTGTTGCAAGTAAATGGCTGATTTCTTTCATAAGTCCATTGCTTGAACCGAAGTAAGTAGTGTACAAATCTGCCGGCTTGATTTCCGGATTGGAAAAATCTTCAGTCAGTTGCTTCAGTGTTGCGCGGATTTTTTCTTGCGCGGATTGGACTGTTCCATTCGTCCGGTCATAATTCAAATAATCTTTTAGAATCATCTTGTTTGTGTATAACTGTTAAATTTTAATTTTAATGAGAGCGGGTCTCAAATCTATTTATCTGAGCCGCTTGTTCTATTTATCACGATTAAAATCGGTCAAAATCAACTTCTCTAATTATTATACTTCGAAATATGATTTTTGGTTTATTTTGGACTCTAATATTAGATAAATTCAAATGTGGCCAAAACCTCGGTAATATTACGGGAGTTTTGGCCACATACGAAAATGTGGCCAAAATATGTGGCCAAAAATGTGGCCAAAAATGTGGCCAAAACCTCGGTAATACATTCTATACATACTCTACTGCCCCGGCTTGCCCCAATAGGGGCGCGGGGTACAGTAGAGAGGGGAGTTCGCGTTTTTCACGGCGCCAGCCCCAATGGGGGCGTTTGGCGGCGCCGTAAACGCTCCTCCCTCATCCATCCTAATCTGAATATCCATATTGCCATTATCTCCGCCGTGTACCGGCAAATAAATAGGTTATGAACAATCAGATATTTGAACAGAAGTTGAAGCAGAATGCAAACAAGTTAATCATCATACTTATTGTAGATGAGAACTGTGATTTCTGTATTGGATATTCAAATCTGATAAAAGATGTTATTTCGGACGACAAGTATAGAAGATACACCTTTCTTATTCAAATTGATCAACTTGATGAACCGTTTGATAAGTACAGTGAAATTATTTCGAATAAAGTACCAAGCATCATATTTCTGTACAAAGATGAAATCTTACTTCATAAGATAGGTGTACTAAACCGAAATCAGTTCCTTACCAAATTGGATTAGTTTATTCGTAAGATAACATAATAAATTGAAATTTTGTTCTTGTTTATTTGTATGGACGTTCAACTGAACGTCCGTATTTTATTCTACGGCTTCAAATAAAGCCTTCTGGGAGCATTTCTTACCTAAGATGAAAGATTATTCGTCCGAGGTGTTAAACACGCTTAAAATGGCTTAAAATGAGTTAATAAAAAGAAGCAGTACTTTCATACTGCTTCTTCGAAAAAATAATCACTTTCTTATTCACAAATCACTCAACGTTTGCTGATAGTTCTTGCTTTATCTGTTTAGTAATCTGACCTAAGTAGTCTCTCCAGGCTTGCATCTTATCATACATTTCCTGACCATAATCTGAGTTAGGTTGATTGAGCATAATCGCAATCTGTTCATCGTTATCGTAGAGAAGTTTAATCAAATCACGTTTGATGTTCTCAGGGTCATATACATTGAAATAAAACTTTCCGCTGAGTTTGAAGAGAGAGTCAGTTATCTTCTCTATCTCTCCGGTCAATGGATGCTCAGAGTATTCTACGGACTCATCGAGAGCCAGGCAGAAGCCTGCTCTCTTTGAATCACTAACGTAGTAACCAGCATCTCCGTAAACTTTGTTATTATAGGTAAACATATTTTACTAAGGTGTTAATTTAATTTAATGCATACTCGACTGTCCAGGTTGCCGGTACACCGTTTGAACCTGCACTGATACCGTCATCGTTGCTTATCACAAGAGTACCGGTATCTGGAGCATTGTTCATCAGCGTGATACCGTTTGTAAACATCTTCTTAATACCTGGTACACTTACATAAGTAAGATTTGCAGTGTTTATTAAGAAGTCGTTCAAAACGTCTTCTGACGGTCTTGTTGATTTAGTAGTCTGATCATTTATAATGAAAGTAAGCCGTTTGATACCAGAATAGAAGAACATATTATGAAAATTGATCTTTGTTCCATTACCACCATCGTTTGAATTTATAACATTAAACGTGATAGATAATTCTTCAATATCGCAACCGGCAAACATACCCTGTAAGCCCCAAGCGCAAGTATAATACGACAATTTGTGAACTAAGAAACTCATTGATCCTACATATTTCAACTTCTTGCAGTTCAAATACATATAAGCAAAATTATATGTGCCCGTAGTTTGATATGCAGAATTACTAATAGTGACCATATTGGTACTACTGTTATATGAGGGTGAATCCGAACTATTTATATTACCTCCAGAAGCGTTTCTGACAGCCGGATTGTTAATATCAACATCAGCACGCTCTAAGTTGACACAGTTAGCAAACATACGGTTGAATGAACCGGGATTGCAATAATAAATCGTACATTTTGTCGTATCAACGAGATTAGAGCAACTACTAAACATATTCTCGCATCCGTTTGAATAGATTGACGTTATGGATCGAGGCAATACAGCGTGTAAAATAGATGTACATCCGCTGAACATATTCTACATACTGGTAATACCGATTTTCGTAATGTTGCTCAGATCCGGACAGTTGACCAAAGCCTTACATCCGCCGAACATACTGGTAAATTGTCCAGTTAAATTAGCAGATGTTATATGGCTGAAATCAGGAGGAGTAACTAATGCATAATGACCGTTAAAATACGAATTGTATGACAAATTGGGGCAAATATAGAATTTGCTTGCGTCCGTCATCCAATGACATATTCTTTCACTTTCAATCTTGAAAAAAGCTGCCTAATTTCTTTCTGAATCAACTGTGTCGTGTGTATCAAATTCGTCCATGAAGTACAAACTCATCACATTTCCACCGATTGCAACAGTCTTGAATCCGTTAATCAAAACAGAACCATACGGTTGACCCTGCTCATTGCTAATATTGAAATTGAATACAATCGGACAAGAATAAGATGCATAATATGATGCAGCAACTGTATTCAAATCGCCCCAGAAATATACTTTATCTCCGGTATTCAACGTAGATGCAGCAAGTGTAGTCAATACGGTTGACTGAGAGAAGTCATCACTGTTGATGTTATATCTTATATTTGCCGGATATTTTGTCACTGTATTGCGAGTTATTGTACCGCCGGTACCGACAATCTGTCCAATCTGGATCCAGAACGGAGTCTCCTGGTTCTCATTTTTCACAATATATGTTGCATTGGTACCCCATTGCTTACGCAAATATTCAAGGCCATGCTCAGTGATACCGAGCAGATATTTCACGGAAGAACCCTGCGGAAGTTCAGATAACGTATGCTCATTATCGAGAGTTGCATACGCAGCATCAGTTATCTTTACATTTCCGTAGTTAAAATGCACAGTGCAATCAACAGTGTTAGCGATTGGTAGTGCGTAGTCATAATCTTCAGCCTGGTCGTTCCAAGTATATGTGTAGAACATAAATGTTCTCATATTTGTATCGGCGAAGTCAGATACAGTGATTTCACAGTTATTGTATTTGACGTTCATCTCGACGACCTTGTTGTACTCGCCTTCGCTTGAGTTATCATTTCTGATTTTGAAGATGATAGGAGAAGAGCAGTTGATGATACAGTTGACGAACTCGATATTCTTAATCGGTACATAACACATCACCGGCTTGTCAAATACGCAGTTCACGAATTTGACGCTTGAGATATTGTTCACTGAATTATTGTAAATCTGGTTGTCAACGAGTTGATTTTGTCCATCAGTGTACCATTTTGTTCCGTTAAAATATTTTACCGCCCATTCTCTTGCTTTGACGACAGATCTGTCTTCGTATCCGAACTGGTAGTCAACTACATTATCCGGCGTTGCCAGATTAACTCGCATCGTATATCCATCCGACGGGAAATCGAAGTTGAAAGTTTCGCTCGTATCTCTTGTACCGCGAGTACCGTCATACATAAAGAAGTCGTCGTATGTAGTGACAGCGTCCGGATTAGTCTATTCGTCGTAATCTTCGTCGTATATCCAGGTCGTGTGGATGTTCAACGTTGCCGCAATACCGGTACCGGTGCTTGTATTTGTAATTCTCCATACTTCGTTATTTCCGGAGAATGAAGTGATTGGATCAAATGTACCACCCTCGCGAGTTTCTGTTTCTCCGTTTATGGTCATCGTTGCGCCGAGGTAACTCATCGTCACTGCATCGTGCTCGTGTTTGTAGTTATCCTCCCATGGGCGGTCAACCAAAGTCAACTGCGGATATGCATACGGACTCGTTTTGAAAGCGCCTTTCACTTCGATGTATCCATTAGATACGATATGTGCAGTGATGCTAACGGGTACACTCGATACCGCAGAGTTTTGAAGAGTCAATACGGCATCATCAGTAACTGTCTCGCCGGTTACATCGGAGTTAACTTTGAAGCGCAAAGTATGATTGTTGCCGCTGGCGATTTGAGTGAAATCGCTTGAGAGATCAGTCAGTGCAACGATGCTCCAGGACGTCTGAGTCGTATCTGCCGGCAATACGGAGATTGCAACATCATAATATGTACCCGGAACCATTGGCTTGTCGATGATACCCTCTCGCCCGTCGAACAATACCTTAGTGATATTATTCGTCAGAGTGAAATTAACAGTGTTAGTGATAACATTGTTTTTCTCGTCAGTGACGTTCACGGTCAACACGCCGTTTTTCACGGTATTATCGGCTGCGGTGTGGACGTTCACGACACATCTACCATTAACTATTGAAGCAACACTTGCGTATGAAGCAGCGTCTCCGCTGATAGAAGCAGTGAACTGTACCGGCTGGACGTTATAATTGCTTGGGCCGTAAGAATAATTTACCGTGAACTGACCTGTCTTATCGTGCGTGTATGAACTCTCTTCGAAAGAGATAGAGTTGATGTAGATATTCTCTCTTACGCGGAAATTGTTCAATCTGTACACGAGATATTCGCCGGTTTGAGCATTGTACAGAGACACGTTGATGCTGGACGTACCGGTCGAGCCGAACGTCATATTGAAATCCTTGTAGTTTGCGCCAGAGGGTGCAGTCTGCGGAGTCAGTGCAGTTATACCTGTACCCGATGCAATCGTTGCGTTATAAACGCTCCAATACTGCGGGTCAAATCCGCCGAACCTGAAGACAAACGGATTGTTTGCGAGATACTCAACATAAGGCTTTGCTGACAGATTGTTATCGGCAACTTTGATATTGCTGTACTCTGTCACTACTTCGCCTGTGAATCGAGCGTATAGACCCGTATCGGCCCATAATACGATATTTCCCTGAGAAGTATAAGTCTGACCATTGGTCACTACATTCACGGTGTATGTACCAGCAACACGAGACGTTGCCGGATTGGTTATCGTATAAGTTGCCGAACCAGCAGTGATATTCTGGTCAACTACCGGACTGTCAGAAGGAGTCTTTGACTTCAACGTCATATATTGAGACAAGTTGCTGCTCAACTGTACAGTAGTCGTAGTCGTTGCATTGTTATTCGAAGGTGCATACGTCCAGGTAAGAGTCAGTTCATTCGTAGTTCCGCCGTACCAGTTATAATTATTGGTTGTCAGGGCATTGACGTAAACGTGATTGCGGTAAGAGAGTGAACTTACGGTGTAAGTATAATTTTCGTTAGTCGAGTTATTCTTCATCGTGACGACTGCACTCATAACGCCGGTATTAGCCGCAGAAAGTGTCACTGTTGCGATACCCCCGGCCATACTTACGCTTTGCTGGCTTCCCTCAGCGGTCACTGTACAAGCGGTCATCGTGTACCCGTCGTGTGTACCAGGATTGATTGTGAATCTCGCTCCCGTGAATTGGAACTCGCCTAAAGCGGACGCTGAAGATGAACTATTCTCTGCTACGGTCACTGTTTTTGTGTTCTCTCCGGCAAACGTGATGTTGATTCCTAACACGTTCCACAGGGTCACATTGGCTGTACCGTGATGCGAGTGTCCGTTCACGTCAACTACGTTCACGTCGATTGTACCGGCAACATAATTGTCGATATTGGTGTTAGTGACACTGTAAGTCACATACCCGTCTCCCTGGCTCTGGTAAGTCAAATAATTTGACAAATCATTGTCAGCCGTGCAAACTACGTGGTCGATTGCAACATTGTAGTTAGCGGGAGCAACAGAGTAGTTTATACGGATTGTACCCTCGCCGACGCGCCAGTTGATTGTGTCAGCGGTCACTGTACCGATGTAGATATTTCTTTTCACCTTGACGCCCTGCATCACGTAGTTCTGGATATTTCCAGTCACATCGTTAACGAGCGGTATCGTGATGTTAGTAGTTTGAGCGGCAACGTCCGTACAAGTGAACGTGATTGTGTTCTCAGTATTTCCGCTAACAATAACCTTATTATTGGACGAAGATACGGAGCCGATTGAATATCCGGCTGGAACTGTCATCGAAAGCGTGAACGTAGTTGCTGCGCTTTGGATGATATTGGACGACGAGAAGTCGTTATCTCCAGGAGCGAGATTGCCATAATTAACAGTGTTCTCGTTTACGCCGGTACCGGTCACATTGCCGATTGCAACGGTCTTCCAAACGTTGATGTTGATTGTATCTTCTGCAAAATTGCCGTCAATATCGGTTGCACGGAGTTTGAGTGTACCGTGTATATCCTGCGCCGGCTCAGTAGTAGTCAAAACGACTTGCTGCAAGTCAGCAGAGTTAATCACTACGTTTGTCCCTACACCGGTCATCGAAGCAACAATATCTTCAGGCAGTATATCAACAGTGATACGGCTGGGGAGATAACTTACGGGTATCGTATATTGACCCGGACGATAATAATTGACGTCCGAGCCTAAGTCGATTGCACTGATAGGTATATAAGCGATAACATCAATCGTCTTGATTGCAACGACGTCCGTATTTCTCAGGCGGGTCACAGTGCAAGTGACGATAATATCATCAGTATTATCTGCATCCGCAACTACACGGACAGTGTAGTCGTTAATCAACTGATAACTGCCGTTCTGGACGCTCCACTGATAAGAGCGTATATCGTTGCCGTTATAAGCAACTGAGTAAATCTTGCTCTTAGTTTGAGTGATTTCGCTGTCACCGGTGATAACGAGAGTATCCTGAGTCTCGATGATATATTCAACGTAGAGTGAATTTGACACATTGTCAATATTTCCGTACTTCTGCGTCAACGCCTGCTGCTCTGCGAGAGTCAACTTTTTGTTGAGATAAACTCGGCCACTTGCAGTAGAGTTCTGACGAGTCAGCAGAGTGTACATATTATCCGATACAGTAGTTGACTGAGAAGTCAAATCGAGATTAACGTTATTCAAATGAATCTCCTGGATGCCAGAGATGTCCGGACGCTCGATATAATATTCGATGACCATTGGAGAGTCAGTCGTCAGCGAAGTCAGATTGCTTGTACCGCTGGTCACGAAGTTAGTCAAATTAGGCACGCCCGTGATGTTCAAAGATACGACGTCACCGATGTAAATATCGGTCAGAGTCTCCGTACGGGGGAACACTACTGAAGAAAGTCCGGTACCGCGGCAGTCAACTTGTGTAAGTTTAACACTTGAACTCAGGTCGAGAACACCGCGAAGCGTAGAGCAACCGTAGATTGACAGTTTACGCAATACGGGGCAAGCAACGGTCATAGAAGTCGGGCGGAACTGGTATGAGCCTACTTTTCGAGAGTCCGCAGAGAACTCAAGCAGTCTTGCTCCGGACAAGTTGAACGCCTCACCGATAGAGTGTCCGCCAAATTCACCGAAGTTGAGATAATAATCTGCACCGTAGATGAATGAGTCAGTATTTCCGTCAGTAGTCAGGGAGATTGTATTGTACTCAGTAAGAGCCGTAACTCGCTGATTATCAGTACCAAGCGTCTGACCGATACCGACTTTAGGATAGAGCCACTGATAAGGTGTCAACTGGAAAGAGTAAGAAGGACGCTGAGAGTCAGTCGTCAGCA